CGTATTTCTTCATGTATTCGATCCAGGTGAACCATCTTGTATTTAACGCAGATCTTTATCCGCTGTATAGTATGTATTTACATTTTTTTACCACTGGTTCGCTTGGGTTTAGGTCTTGTGAGGTAGTCGATTAAGAATAATATAGCAAATATAAATCCAGCGCTACTGAATAACATCGCGACAAAAGAGGGGGTGATCCAGCTATTCATTTATTGTATGCTGAGATTATTTTTGTAAATCATCTCCATCCTATCATTTGCTGAATTAGGCTGTCCAGTACTAAGCTTAAAACTATCACCGACCACACCCCAGCCAGAAAGTCTATAATTTCCCAAACTTCTACCTCAAATCCTTATCCGCCGTATAATAAGTCTTCCCCTTAGTGGCGAAACTGTGAACCCTAGCATACCCCCAAGCCTGTGGAGATGCTCCCACCCGATGCCCAGTTCTCCACGCAGCGAGTCCCCTATTGTAGATGGTCTTCACAGTCTTTAGAGGAATGCCAGTGGCCTTCGAGATCTCCGGGAGAGACTTGACCTCCGGTCCATACTTTTTCCTAAACTTCTGGGTGTAGGAGGAGGTGCGGGTCTTCACCCCGCTGTCAGTCTTGAAATCTTTGTAGTCCCTCTTGAGCATCTTCTTGTAGCGGGTCTCAACCTGCCCCAAGGTCTCAAGCCCCCTGAAGTATTTGAGGGGTGCATATATTTTACCATTGGTTTTTCGTAGTTCCCCAACCTTCTTGGTAATTTGAGCATCAGTGAGAGGCATCTTACTTAATGCTGAGAATTCTTTTCATGTGTTCGAAAAGTGTCTCATCTTTGTGAGATTCTGGGAATGTTTTGAAGTACAATTCATTCGTGGTTGTACCGTTTTGTTTCACATGTATCAAGTAAATCAATAAAACGATTGTATTAAAAAGCAAATCGGGTATGTTAAACAGGGGTCTTTCTGGATTCTTTATATAAGCGAGATATGTGAAGAAGATTTCGAGACTGAGAATAAATGTCTTTTTTGTCCAATGGTACTCTCGACTGAACCTGTATAAAATTAGATAAGAAGCGATAATGGCTGCAAATATCATAGGCAACAGAGGTGAGTAACTAATCACGTCAAACCAGTATAATATAGACAGAGCCCACAACCACCAACTGAAAACAAGACTCTTGTTTTTCATCTTACTTTTTATCGATATTTTTTTTTCATATAGAATATAAATGGGACGAACATGTTCTTTGATGATAACTGACAACACTAATCCTAAACATTTGGACTTATTTCTTAATACGTTATGGGGATTTAATGAACCAGTTAATATTGAATTAAATACTACACACTGTAATAATGTGTCTCTAAAAAGGATTCTATCTATGAAGAAGGTACTGGATCATCATAGACCAAACTCTCGTAAATATGTGGAAAGTAGCACAATTACAGTTGGGTCACAATTCGCACGAAAAATCTTACAAGTTGGACTCTTTCTTGTTAGACCCGAAAGACCCGTCTTTGTTAGAGTCGTTCCATAAATTTTCCTTATTTTGTCTTATGAGAGAGGCGTCGTACTTTTTACTAAGACATTTTACAGCTGTATGGATATCTGGGAAGAGATGATTCCCAAACTTTACACGGCCCGTGACGGGATTGTAGTACCCCCTATATTTGAGAAATTGACATCGATGCATTTCACCCATATAAAAAATACAAGATTATAATAATCAGGTCAGATGGGGTTGTCAATAATTATGGGAAATATGTTTTCAGGTAAAACTTCTGAGTTAATCAGACGACTTAAGCGTTTAAAGATCATTGGTAAGAAAATATTGGTTGTTAACTCAGCCAAAGATACCCGATCCCCTGATGAAGTTTTGAAGACCCATGATAATGTAAAGTTTAATTGTTTCAAGGTTTATGAGCTCTTTGAACTTATAAATAAACCAGAGTTCGATAATGCCGACATCATAGCCATAGATGAGGCGCAATTCTTCCCACGTCTCAAGAAGTTTGTGGATTGCTGTATGTGTGTAAATAAAAGTGTAATCATAGCCGGTCTCGATGCAGATTCATTTCAAAATAAGTTTGGGGAACTTCTAGATTGTGTTCCAATAGCATGCGAAGTCACCAAGTTGTCCGCCCTCTGTATGCGCTGTAAAGATGGAACACCGGGACCCTTCACCAAAAGGACTGTAAAAAATCAAGAGCTTGAACTCATCGGTGGAAGTGACATGTACGAAGCAGTGTGTCGAAATCACCTATGAACATCGAGGATAAGTAAAACTCTCCGACCAGGTCCAGTCTTGTCGAGTTCATGGTACCGTCCATGATCGAAAAAGAAATCTTCACCCTCGTTTTGAACGAACCCACCCCTATCAGTATACAGGGTGCAATCACCATCACCTTGTATAGTGAGTTGATACCTCAACAGTTCATTAGACTCCGCCCTATGTGGGTGTAATACCATGGGTCCCTCTATCACAGCGAATGTGGCTGTGTCTTTATAAATGCATGGTATCTGATTAACTAAGCTGTTTAACAAGGGGAAGTCTTTTACTTTGTAGTAATAATACCCACCATTCTTTTCAAACCAAGGATCCAAGTCATGGTAATACTTCTTCTCCAGTGTTGGTGACACTTTTCTAAATTCTTCACATATCTTATTGTAGTGAAGTTTCACAAGTAAAAGTCCGGGATAATTTTTCACATCGTGTTCGGAAAACCCATGTATAACATCCCTGAATGTGTTTCGTATTCCAAGAAGGGGTCTCCAGGGGTTCGTAAAGTATAGTCGATCTATGGGGGCCTTGAGATAATCATATAGAACCATGAGTACGGACAATGTGACCGTCTCCTTCCACATTATTTTCTCAGCAGATAATAAAAATGCCCGGATACGGCGGCAAGCGTGAATATATGGACCCAACGCCCGAACCCACCACTGAGGTTGAAACTGTCGAGAAGCGTTTCACCATGCCCAAGATGCCCAAGATGCCCAAGATGCCCAAGATGCCCAAGGTCACCCTCGTCCAGATCGTGTTGATCGCTTTGACCCTTCTCTACGTGTGGTCCACCCGCAAGATGAACAACATGGTCGTCGGTACTGTCGCCCTCGTTGTTGGTCTTCTTCACATGTACGATCATCTCTACCGGGTTAAGCGTGGCCCAGAGCACCTTTTTTTCCTTTCAAAGAAGGAGAAGTATGGATGCATGGCGTGCAAGTAAATTTTATTGATACATAGTAAGTATGCGCGTCAAAGTTACTCGTAGCCCTAACCCCAAAAAGAAGTTCAGGGCAACAATAGAAGACGGTAGGACTGTTGATTTTGGTGCCAGTGGGTACTCAGACTACACCAAACACAAGAATCCTTCGCGTATGCGTTCGTATGTACTCCGCCATGGTGGTCGGGTACCAAAGCGCACAATAGCAGAGAGAGAACCTATTAAGATTCAAAATATGATGCTCGATGTCACATCAAGTGATAAAGAGAACTGGAAAATAAGTGGTATCGACGGGGCTGGTTTTTGGTCCCGTTGGTACCTCTGGAGTTTTCCTACATTTCGGGGTGTTGAGAGGTTCATGTCTAAGAGGTTTGGAATTACTTTTATTTGATTTCTTCAAAGCATAACCTTATCCCACCATCTAGAGTCATTGGAGTAAATTCATCATCTATTCCTATAGCTTTTTCCCATACATCATCTTTACGTTTTGTACCATCGAGTGTAAAGATGTCATCTGGATAATCCCGATAAATAGGTTTAAATTTGTTGTTCTCTTCACTACCTATCATTTCCTTCGCTCTATCACACGTATCAGAGACTCTAAGATTATCTGTACTAATCTTAAGTACTCTCAACCGCTCATCGTCGTCATCCGCAAACTTTTTCTCATATTCGTCCTGGTCAGCTTTGTATATTTTCAAACCTTCAACTATTTTTTTGAATTTGGGAGCGTTCAGAGTTTTAAGAAGGTGTGGCTCAGTTCCTGGAATGAACCCACCAAAAAATCCACCCACAACACCTGCTGAGGAAGAAAGGCAACAAAGCACTAATACAATAGCAGCCATATTATATAATACATGTACATTATTATAATGAACGTTTAAACTTTTCAAATTGTTTAAAAAATTGAAGTGTCGTCTCTAGGCGTTCGTAAAGTTCCTCCCCGAGGTACTGCTTTACGAATTCTTCTGATTCTCCATTCTCTCTCATTGCATTTTCGTATCGACAAAGTTGTAAATACACTTCATTGAAATTTTCCCCATTCCAAGTTTCTAAAAGGGTTTTGACTTTCTTCAACTCGAGAGTGTCATCCATTACTTATTCATTCCTCTCTTTTTTAATTTATTTTTCAGTTCAGCCATGAGCTTAGCGCGGGTAGCGTTAATGACGGGTTTCCCGGGTGGAGGTGGAGGTGGAGGTGGAGGTGGAGGTGGAGGTGGAACCCCAGTCATAGAAACGGGTGCAACCACCGTTCGGCAAAGACTAATGACCTTTTGGGCATTTCTGATACTATTTTCAAAGTTTCGGGTAACTTTGCTCCGAAGTTCCCTTGCTGTGAGTTTGACACGTCGCCCACCCACATCCTTAGTGACACGAATGCCCAATTTTTTAGCTCTGTCTTTTAATTCCTTGTATTGCATATACTATCATCTAAGAAAATACTTAGGGAAATGTATATAAGTATATAGATGACTACCGACGAGCTTGTACGACGGGTTCTCCTACCACAGATCATACAACTCCAGATTGAAGTTGCGGCATTGCGGAAACACACATGGCCATATGTTCAAGCCCAAAAGGAACACAATCAACTAGACGACATCGAGAATAAGAGGGACTTTGTCAAAAGTCTCGATGACGATACTATCAAAGAATTAATAAATCTAAAAGCAAAGTTTTCTGGGAGTTCTGGATTTCAAAAAAAAGAATATGATTCTCTAAAGAACCATTTTTGTTAGAAGAAATCATCTGTTCGGTACATCTTAACCTCAAATGAACCAGTCTTGCCAGTTACCGAGACTGTTTCATTTCCATAAAGCTCTTGACATCCAATATCATCAACACAATCACGATCACCTACGATAACAGGGATAGGATAGAGGTTATCTCCACTTGTGGTTGTATAGTAGTGATATCTATCCCTACGCCCACGAACCTCTTTACCGTAAAGAGGAAGTGTCATCCCACCTTCACCAAGAAGTAAGCCCATTTGTTGCGTATGACCGGGTTTGTATTCTTTTACAGGTGGTCCCCTAAACTCTGGCTCACGTTCCTGATGAAATCGTCTCTGGGGGCGCGGTGGAACTGGTGGAACTATAACGGGAACTTCGACGGGAACTTCAACTTCAACCATTCGAGGATACACCAACATGTAACCCACAACGATGATGAGTAAAATTAACGATACCCAAAGTGTTCGAATTTTTGTTTTGCTCTTCATATACTATAGGTGAGATCTTTTTATTTCCTGATTAAAGAATCTGATTCATAATCAAATATGACACTAAAAAAGTATCACATCTATGGTGAAAGATCTAGTGGAACAAACTTTCTTGACCGTAGTATAAAAGATAATTTTGATGCGATCAATGTTTTCGATAACATGAAAGATAATACGGTTGAAAACTGTAGAACGTATGGTTATAAACACTGGTTCGGTGATGATCTTGACTTGTCAAACACGGATGATGTACTTTTTTTATGTATCGTAAGGGATCCAATAGATTGGTTAAGATCCGTTTATAGATCACCGCGTAGTTTAGATCCATCGATGGTAGAGTCACAAGAAAGATTTTTATTTGGTAAATATGAATCAGTAGCCCTTTTCTATGATGAAAACATATCACATAAACTCGGTGGATATGAACATTTTAACAACATTTTTGAAGTTAGACACACAAAATTGAAATGGATGTGTGAAAAACTCCCAAAACTTGTTAAAAACTACATGTTGATTCGATATGAAGATTTGAAAAACGACTTTCAAGGTACCATGAAAACAATCAGAGATATGGGACTGATCAAAAAAAATAACGATAATGAAGACGCGGAGAAAATGAAAAAATGGATGAAAAGAGATGGCCTCGATGATCCCACCGCTACGTTTGAATTTGTACAGAAAGATCCAAAAGTAAAATTACAACCAACGTATCATCTTCCCAATTATAAACCATTTAATTTTAGAATAGAAGACTACCCAAAAGAGTTTCTACATTATGAAAAGGTACTAGGTTATTTACAATCTAAAAGTTAGGTAGGTGATCACTGGATCGGGAGTAGAAAGTCATCTCATCGACAAACTTCTCGACCAATTGAGTGGTTGCACCATTCAATTCAGCAAGTGTTGCTTCCTTTTTTTCTTTCTTGAGACGGATGGTCTCGAGCCTCTTCTTCGTGGCTTCCACCTTAATAAGTTCCTTTTCAATCTCCGCAAGGGTCATGTTATCCTCGAGCTGTTCCTTAAGCTCCGCGAGGGTGATGTCGTCCTCGTCATCTTCGTCATCTTCACATGCTTGGCAATGAGCGTCAAACATGTGACAGGTGTGTTCTCCGTTTTCGACCATC